TTAGTTGGTTGCGAGCTGCTGGAATATATGATACTGCATCAACCAATGGTCTAGATCCGATTGAAGCAATTGAACTGTTATGTGCTGGAACAGTTCTTCCTGGTCCTAATTTTAAAACAACAGATACGATTGGAAATAGGCAAGGAGTAATTGAAAAATATCCTATTCTTCGTCAGTATCCCGAATTGACGATGACTTTTTACGTTGACAATAATCATAGGATCATTAGATTTTTTGAAGAGTGGATTAATTTTATTAACCCATTGTATTCAGGCGATGGAGTTGTTACATCCTCAGAAGCAGGACAGGATTATCCTGTTGCTGGAAATGAAAATAATTTTATGAAGTTTAGATATCCAAATACTTATTGCCAAAGAATTCTTGTTACTAAGTTTGAGAAAGATTTAAATACAACAACACGAGTTAATGATACTACAATTCAAAGTTATAATAGTGGATATTTAAGCTATGAATTTATTCAAGCATATCCATCCAACATTATTGTTTCTCCTGTAAGCTATCAGGCAAGTGAAATTTTAACTTTTACTGTTAACTTTAACTATAGTAGATATATCATTAGAAGAAACTTAAGCGCAGTTAAACAATATCATAGTGCTATCACAGTTCCTGATGTTCCAACTGGAAATGCATTGCAAGGTTTTGAAGAATTTTCTGGAGCACAGCCATTTGATACTAGTCCTTTTAGCAGAACATTGACAAATGAATATTATAATAATGGAATTATACGTGGAAATACACCATCACAACAAACACAAGGTCCTGGACAAAGATCACAAGATGCAACCAATTTTGGTCGTGGTAATGCCTAATAAATAAATTTAACTGATCTTATAGTATGCCATTACCAGAATATACTGTTCCACAATATGATTTGACTCTTCCATCAAATAAAAAGAAGATCAAATATAGACCATTCCTTGTTAAGGAAGAAAAGGTTTTAATCATTGCATTAGAATCTAGAAATCCAAAACAAATTACTGACGCAATTAAACAAGTATTGTCTAATTGTATTCTCACTAAAGGAATTAAAATTGAAGAACTTCCTTCGTTTGATATTGAATACTTGTTTTTAAATATTCGTGCTAAATCTATTGGCGAGTCTATTGAACTTGTAATCACTTGTGGTGATGATGGTGAAACAGAAGTTCCAGTTACATTATTTGTAGATGAAATTCAAGTTCAATATCTAGAGGGACATACCAATAAAATTGATATGGAAAATGGATATCATTGGCAAATGAAATATCCATCTTTAAATCAATTTATTGAAAACAACTTTGATGTTTCAGAAAAGTCTTCAGAGAATGTAGAACGATCTGTAAAACTTATTGCATCATGTATGGAAAGCGTTTATAATGAAGAAGATTGTTGGATGGCTTCTGACTGTACTGAAAAAGAACTGATTGATTATGTTGAGAAGTTAACTCCCAAGCAATATAAAAAAATTGAACAGTTCTTTAAAACAATGCCTAAGTTGAGTCATACATTACAAGTAGTCAATCCTAACACTGGAAAAGAGAATAGTATCGTTCTGGAGGGTTTAACTGATTTTTTCGGCTAGCCCTAGCCAAAGAAGATCTTGAAACATATTTCAGGATCAACTTTGCGCTAATGCAAGTTCATAAGTATTCTCTTACTGAAATAGAAAATATGATTCCTTGGGAAAGAGAAACCTATCTTGAACTTCTAAAACAATACATAGAAGAAAAGGAAGCAGAAAAACAAAATGGATGAAGAATCCCCAAAGGCTATAGACGCAAGTAAGTTTTTTGGTGCTGGAGAAGCAGTAATTGAAGGTGCTGCATCTCCAGCTGCAAGTGTGCAAAGAACACGAGCTGTCTATTCTGGTGGAGATGATTTATCTAGACTTCTTAGAATTATTAAAACTGAAATAGATATAAATGATGAGGAAGATCAATTAAAAGAAGATCCAGAAAAGATAAGATTGCAATCATTAGTTGATGGATTAACTGGTAGAGTTGATTTATTAACTTCACAACTCTCAGGATTATTTTCTCTAATACTTGGTGATATAAAAGGTAGAAATATTGAAGCAAGACAATCAGTAAAAGAAGAACAACAAAGAAGCTCTGAGATTTCTAAAGCTACTAAATTGCAAGCATTGCAAGCAACAACACAAGACATAATTAAAGCAGCTGAAGAAAGAGGGCAGCAACGTCAAGCTGAAATGGAACAAGAGCGTCAAATGGGTACGCTAATTTCGGCTTTGGGTTTTGGTGTTGGAATATCTGGAATGATGCGGGGGAAAGATGAAGAAGATTTAAATCAATTTATTGGTGGAGAGCCTATTTCTAATCCAGTACGAGCCCAAGAAATATATCATTATTTAATTTCAAAAGGCATTAGTCATACACATGCAGTTGGAATATTAAACAACATTGAACATGAATCTGGATTTGATTCTGGTGCAATGGGAGATTATGAAAATGGAAAACCTAATTCTTTTGGATTGTTTCAATTTAATTTGGGTGGTGGACGTGCTCAAACAATGTTTAAATCTGTAGGCACAGATTGGGCAAAAGATTGGAAAGGTCAGGTTGATTATGCACTGTCTGAGCCAGCGATGAAAACATATTTGAAAAAATCTTTTGCAACACCAGCAGATGCATCAAAGGATTTTACAATAAATTTTGAAAACCCTGCAAACAAAGAAGAAAAATCATTAGAAAGATTAAACACAATTAATACGTTTGATAAATTTAAGGATCTTGGTAATCAATCAAGCAAAATGAAAGGCAGAGGGGCAACAGGTGATCCACCACAAGTAGCACAAATATCTTCCCCAGGAACTATGATTAGTGTTCAGCAAGAAAAATTAAATGCTCAAGTTTTAGCACAAGAAACTGGTGGCAAAGCCATGTCACCACAAATAGCATTATTAAATGCTCCAACTAAATCACCAACAATTCCTGAAGGAACTGGGGGAGCACCAACAACATCTCATGCATCTGCTCCTATTCTTCCAGCAACAAATCCTAAAGATCCTTATCCAATTGCAACAGCAATCAATCTCAATGCTGTTAAGCAAGCGTAGATATGGCAAAAATAACTGCGGAAACCATTAGTAAAGATATTGATATTGTAAAAGATAGAGTACAAGATATCACTGTCTTTATTGATAAAACAAAGTATGATTATATTAAAACATCTAAACTAATTAAAAGTAATTTATCTTTATTAAAACAATTAAAAAAACGTTCTCATGAACTTGAAAAGGAATTGCAAAGAACAAATCAAATACAAAAAACTGATCTTGAAAGAATAGATGAAAGGAGACAACAGGAAGAAAAACAAAAGGCAGAAATTGCTCAAGAAACAAGTTTTAATAAAGAAATTCTCCAGACATTTTTGGGAACTGGTGTTGCCTCAATGGTTATTAGTGAAGAGATACAGGAGCAGCAAGAAACTAAACCAGACGGTTCAAATGGAAGATTAAAACCAGATCAATTAAGAGATGTAGGTGATGGGTTTAAACTATGGGCTCCAGCAGCAGAATCTTACTTGCAAATGAAAGCTGCCGCCGCCAGAAATAAAGTATATTTTAAATTGTCAAGTGCTTATAGAACTTATGAAGAACAGGCAAAGTTAGAGGAAGAACTTGGAACATGGAGTCCAACAAATCCAGGAGCTGCACCACCAGGAACTTCTGCACATGGTTGGGGAATTGCAATTGATATTAGTTCACCAGGAGCACAACAATGGATCCGAAGATATGGTGGTCAGTATGGTTGGTATTCAACAGTATCAAATGAACCTTGGCATTTTGAATGGAAAGGAAGTGCAATTAATACACCTCAAAGTAAAGTTGAACCAGTAACTAAAAAAACTAATAATCAAAACAACAATCTTGTTTCATATAATACGAAAGAAGAACCTGAATCTTTATTACTAGCATTAGTTGCTCCACCAGATAATCCTAGTGTTTCACCACCAGTAAAGCAAAATGAACCCACGACACCTCCAAATCTGTCACTAAATAAGATTACGGCTAATCCTTTCTTCATCACCCCCACTGGTTAATGTCTGCAGAAAATAGTTTTGAATATGGCAGCTTTAAAATAAAACCACTTAAATCAAGTTCTAATTTAAAGGAGATTGATTTAGGTGCAAAATCCATTGCGAGTTTTTCTTTTTATGAAAACGTATTATCGCCAGGGGTTACAGCAAGAATTAGTTTTGCTATAATTGATATTACTAAAAGTTCTGGACTTGAATTATATGGTGGAGAAGAACTATTAGGATCAATTAATGTGCCAGATTTTCAAGGTGGAGAGATTAATTTTTCTACTCCAGGAAAAGGATTGAGAATTAGAACGATACAATCTTTAAGAGAATCTACAAAAAGTGTTTACAATTTAGAGTTGACTAGTTATGAAACTCTAATGAATGAAATTGTTAGAGTTCCAAATCGATTTGATGGTAACGTAGGAGTCAGTGCAGAAAAAATATTCCGCCAATTAAAAAGTAATAAAACAATTGTAACCGAGAAGAGTTCTAATAATTATTCTTTTGTAGGAAATAATAAAAGACCATTTGATTTACTTAACTTCTTATGTCCTAAAGCTGTAGCGCCTGACAAAAAATCACCAGGATATTTTTTCTTTGAAACACAAGATGGATTTGTATTTAAAAGTATTAACACACTATTAAAAGGCGGAACTAATGTTCCAATCTATACTCAGGAAGATGTTACAAATGCAAATCGTGTTGCTAACAAATACAGGATATTAAATTCGTATATTGAAAAGAACAATGATGTATTGAATTCATTGCGTTTGGGAATGTATGCAAACAAAAGTTTGTTTTACAATCTGTATACAAATGAACCTAAGTTTGTTGACTTTCAATTAAAACAGAAGTATAATGGTGAGATTGTAACCTCATCAGGTAATCTTACAGATACATATCCACCACTGCCAGGGAACATGCAAGATTTCCCATCTAGATATTTTGTTAGAACTTTAGATGTTGGTGCATTAGATAAGACTGGAAAGTTAAGCAAAGATTCTTTGTATCCAGACCTACCTAAATATCAAGCAGAAGCTGTCGTAAGGTACAATCTTTTATTCTCTCAGATATTAAAAATTACTATTCCATGTAATCCTTCATTAAGAGCAGGTCAAATTATAGAGTGTAGAATACCCGAGACAGCTTCCCAAATGCAAAATAAAAATTACGAATCAATTAGTTCTGGTCGCTATATGATAACGGCATTACACCATGCGTTTTCTGGGAAGGATTGTTACACTGCGCTTGAATTGGTTAAAGATTCATATGACATTAAAACGCAATTAGCATAAAATGGAAAACATTCAACAACATATCCAAAAGGATAAAGAAATTTTAAGTGATCCCACAGTTTCCCCACAAATGCGCCGCCATATTGAGGGTGAATTAGAAGATCTTCAAAAATATCATGAGCGTCATCCTGAAGATGATCATGATCCAACCCCATTAGAATTATTTTGTGACGCTAATCCTAATGCTTTAGAGTGTAAAGTATACGAAGACTAATGTTTCTTGATCAATCATCCAACCAACTAATTAGAACACACTACCTTGGAAGGGATGGTTTCGTGTGGTGGCTTGGCGTGGTTGTTTTACCTACCACTGGTAAGTGGTCTGGTCAAGACATCATCAACGGCAAAAAACCACCAGAATATTATAACAGAGTAAAGGTAAGAATATTTGGTTATCATACTAAAGAAGGTGGTCAACTACCAGATGCTGATTTACCTTGGGCACATGTATTAGTTCCACCTGGAGTTGCCAATGGGGTATTGTCTCAAGGTGATTCTCATGAGTATCAAGGTGGAGAGACTGTATTTGGCTTCTTTTTAGATGGTGATGATGGTCAGCAACCAGTTATCATTGGATCTTTGTATAAAGGATCTAACATTAGTGACTTAATTACATCTGCACAAGTAGCGTCCAAAAATAGTTCTGAATTTTTACCAGTATCTCCTGGAGAATTAGGTGCTCATCAAATTCCAGTTCCACCTGCCAATGGTGGACAGAATGTAGGAACTGGTGTAGGAAATCCTGCTAACGTTGGTGTTTCCACGAGCGTATCTAAGTCTGGTATAGAAAAAATCTCCAGAACCACTGATAAAAATGTTGACCAGGCAGCAGGAAGTTTTGCCAAGAGGAGTGATATTAAATCTAATCCACCTAATCCATGTAAGTCAGATAAGATTTCTAAGATTACAGATAAGTTGGAAGATTTCCTAGCAAGATTAGAAGGCTATCAGGCTTATGCAAATCTTTATGTTGGTGGTATTGCAAATAAGTTAGGCAACATTGAAAGTGAAATTAGAGAGACAGGAATGGAGATTGCTTCTCTATTCACTGACATGGTTAAGCTTGGAATGAAATGGTTATTTGATGAGTATTCCAAGAAAATGGATAAGTTGATTGCAGATCTGTTTCCAAAACCAAAACAAAATGCTGCTGGACAAGTCATCAGAACATACATGTCCACAATATATTGTTTGTTCAAAAAGTTTATCAAAAAGATATTTACTTATGTTGTCAATCAATTAAAGTCGTTGGTTGGTCAAGTCTTAGGAACTGCAACTTGCTTAGTAGAAAATTTTGTCGGACAAATGCTAAACAGCATGTTCAATTCTTTAGCAGATGCAGTTGGCCCTACACTTCAACAGTTAAGTAATTTCTTAGGTGGAGCACTAGGTAATGCAAATGATATTCTTGCCAAGGCAATGAATGTTGTTGGGTTCATTAAAAATCTATTTAATTGTGAACCAAGAAATTGCACACCTCCACAAAGCTATACCACTAGATATGGCCCCTCACAAAAAGAAATTGATAACTTCAACAAGATATTAAAGCAAGCAGGTGTTGGTGGTCTTAAGAATTTAAAGAGTGATCTTTATAAGGATCTTGGGCTTGAGGATGTTGACTTAAGCTTTGGAAGCTGCACTCCAGATGTTTTAAGATGCGGGCCTCCATCAATTGCAATCTTAGGTGGCGGTGGTAATGGTGCATCAGCAACTGCGATTGTAAACAATCTTGGGCAAGTTATTGGTGCTAATATTCTTAATGGCGGCGGTGGTTATTTTGAACCTCCTTATGTTTCGTTCATTGATTCATGTAATAATGGACAAAATGCTAGAGGAAGAGCGATTATTAATGGTGGGCAGGTAACAAGTATTGTTATCGATGAACCTGGATCTGGTTATTTAAATACTCAAACCGTACAAACCTATGGATCGGAGCCTGCACCTGCACCTTCTGATGGCAGTACAGATGCTAACGCCAATTCTTATGTAACACAATTCAATGGTGTTAATGTAGATAATATTGGTGTTGGTTATGGTGAGGATACTTCAATCGTAGTTATTCCTGGTGATAACGATATTGGTTTAGTCACCTTACCTGAGTTCCAAATTACTTACGGGCCTAATGGATCTATTTTAAACATTGATGTTGTTGCACCTGGATCAGGATTTACTGAACTGCCAGAACTATTATTAGTAAGTCTGACTGGTGCTGGTGCAAAGGTCAAACCAACCTTTGATTTTATTGAGGTAAATAAAGAAG